GCGCCAGTAATCCACATCATTGCGCCCCTGTTGAAGACCAAACTTAGCACGCCAGAAGACAACGGAAGCATCGAAGGAAACGTCAGGACCACCGAAAGAGAGACCACAGAACTCCATGAAGCGGCCCTCCTGGCGCTTGGGCTGCATAAGCCACTGGGAGGGAACAAAGCCGGAAGAGCGCCGCCACGCGCCCAGGGTGACACTATCGTCACCACTGACACACACCGGGGTGCGCGCAGGGCAATCGAGACTGGCACCGGTAAGGGCCAAATTGCGGGCGGTGTTGAGCAACCAAGTCCAGCGATCCCCACTCTCCTGCCGAGGCATGTGAGGCCCCAGATGGGAATACGTGTCGTAGCGGAAGGCGCGGAAGCGATCAATGTACTCCTCAGGAAGGTGGCACAGCGAGAGAAGCCAGGCATCAAACTCAATGAAAACGTGATCAACACCAGAATCCCAAGCGGTATAGTCATTGCCAGTCATAACCCCGGGGCGCCAATGACGCTGATACCAGCGACTCACGTCATCGGGGGAAGCCCGGCAATGGAGATACGTGGTCTCAGAAGCGAAGCGCAGAAAGCAACGTTCAACATAAAGAGCGAAAGGACTATCGTCGAAGATACGGCCCAAGGAGAAATCGGAGACAATTTGAGAAGGAAAAGCATCGGCACGCCACTTGGCCTTCTTCTTGATGTACTGTCCCTTAGGGAACAACTTGACAAAATTGTGCGGAGCATCGAGATCCTGCCTGTCCACACTGGCGCGGAGGGCCCGCTTGGTACGCTTAGAGGCCCAAGAGGCTAGCTTGTCACGCTCGCAAGAATCCATAAGAGCCTCCGAAAAGGGAGAGTCATTCCAAGCAGCCACATCAACGAACTTACGGAATCCGCGCTTGAGCTGGGACAAGCGGCGCGCGTCCGCAGCGCTCCAGGACGAGGAGTGCCGACCGACGCGAATACGCTTCTGGACGCCCATCACATCAGTAACGCGGTCAGCGCGAGTGTGATGAAGAGCAGCGGGGGCACCGTCGGGGATATGTTGAAAACTGGCAGCACCGCCGGGGACATGCATCTCACGGGCCACATCGTCAGTAGGTTCCTCAACGAAGTGTGCAGGGTCAGGGGTAGCGGTGAGGACCGGGTCTGCAGGCAAGCGGTAGGCAGTAGACTCATGGCGCAAGTTGCTCTCGGCAGTGAGCACAGTGTGGTGACGCACAAGATGAGCGACGTCATGTACCGGCAAAGAAACGGCCGCCTCAGAGTGACGAGAAAAAGCAACAGAAGGAGCGGTACGCACACCGGTCGCACGGGAGCGGTGAGTGCGGGCAGTATAAAGATCAGAAGGCATGACAGGAGTGGAGAGCCACTCAGAACGATAAGATTCGGAAACATAAGGACGTACCCCAACTACCGGAGTGGGGGCGGGAAGGCCCAAGCGGGCGGCAGCAGCAGGGGAAAGAGAACGTGAAATATGACTAAGAACAGCCCCGCGAACAAGCCCGTCGGGGTCCTGGGCAGCGTCAAGATAGGGTACCTGCCGACAAGAGGCCACAGTTACGAGAGCCGTGAGAATCTGGCTCTTAGACCAACTGCCCTCCACGCGGGTGCTAGTGGGGATAACTGCACCAAGCTTGAGGTACACATTGCCGGTGGCGCGAGTGAGAGCAGTCCAGGCGGCAGCCTCGGTGGTGGTCGCAGTAAGGCCACCCAAATCGATACACACATCCCCGTGGATGGTGTGGCCCTGTGCCTCAGT